AGTCATGTTAATATGTGATGATGCTTTACAAATAGAAAAATATAATATTCCAAAAGTAGACCTTGTATTGACTAGCCCGCCGTATTTTGATTTAGAAATTTATACGCATGAATCTACTCAATCTATAACCACACATTCTACTTATAATGAATGGAGTGAACATTTCCTTAAAGAATTAATAAAACTCTGTTTAAATAAATTAAGACCAAACGGTGTTAGTTGTTGGAATGTGGGCAAGGTTGGTACTGTAGATATGAACATAGATGTTTTATCTTACCACACTCAAATGGGTTATGACGTGGTAAACGAATTCAAAGTCATCAGCAGTAAAAGACAGGCTATTAATAAAACAAAAAACGAGAAAAGTTCTGATACTACAGTAGTTTACAAAAAATAAGAGGTGTGGTATAATTATTATACCCGTTCGTATCTATGGTACGGATATACCCAAAACATATTGACCCAATCTAAATAGTAGTATATAATACACAAATGAACTACGCACTAATTGACACAGCCAATACTTTCTTCCGCGCCCGGCATATCGCTAGCCGAAATAGCGATCCATGGGAAAAAGTAGGTATGGCTCTTCATCTTTCTCTATCATCGGTCAATCAAGTTGTACGAAAATTTGGTATCGACCATGTGATATTTTGCTTGGAGGGTAGGTCATGGCGTAAGGATCATTACAAGCCTTATAAAGCCAATCGTAAACTAGATGAATCTGCTATGACTGAGGCAGAGGTCGAAGAAAATAAAATGTTCTGGGAAACATACGATATGTTTACCACTTTCCTTCGTGAAAAAACTAATGTAAGCGTACTTAGGCACGAACGGGCTGAAGCTGACGATATGATCGCTAGGTTTATTCATCTTCATCCAAACGATAAACACTATATCATCTCTTCCGATACCGACTTCGTTCAACTCATTAACGAAAATGTCTATCAATACAATGGGATCGCAAATCAATTTATCACACTAGATGGATATCATGACGATAAAGGTAGGCTTATCGTAGATAAAAAAACTAAGGAAACAAAAACACTTGGTGATCCACAATTTCATCTGTTTGAAAAATGTATGCGGGGTGATGCTACAGATAATATCTTCTCGGCTTATCCCGGTGTTCGCACTAAAGGTAGCAAAAATAAAGTTGGTTTGATCGAAGCCTATGCCGATCGTACTAAACAAGGCTTTAATTGGAATAACATCATGCTACAACGATGGGTAGATCATGAAGGTGTGGAACATAGGGTCAGAGATTGCTATGAACGAAACCGCACATTGATTGATCTAACCGCACAACCTGAAGAAATCAAAAATCTGGTAGATAATGCGATCCGCAACTCTATCCGTATCAATACTACTCCGCAGGTTGGTGTACATTTCATGAGGTTCTGTGGCAAATACGAACTGACTAAAATCTCGGAACAGGCTGAAACTTATGCTAAATGGTTGAATAATCACTACAAAGGTTCACTCTGTACAAACTAAAATTATTTTGAAATCAAATATGAATAACAATACAGTTAAAATCCATGGTCTTACCGTCGAACAAGTTGAAATGCTAGATTGTATGTGGCATTTAGATTCTTATGAAGAATACCAAGAATGGGTTGAAACATTGGATCAACGAAAAAAAGAAATGGCTGATCTTTTGAAAACCGTTTTGCTAATGGAAATAGCTGAAATGGATGAAAATAAAAGCTATACAGAAGCAACTAATTTGCTTAATAAATTTATGCTATAAAGGAAAACAATGTCACTAATCGCTAAACCAATCGTAAAAAATCAATATTGGATTGTTACTGATGGTACAGAAAAAGTAGGTAATGTGATCGCTAACGATTCAGGATTCAATCTGACTTTACATGGTAATAATCTACATTTTAAAAATACTACCGAGATCAAGAAATATACTACTATTGAATTTTCTAATCAAAAAACTACTAAGGCAGAAGTACCATTAAGCCAATATCCTACTACAAATAAAGTTTATAATTCTATCTTAGATATCAAACGCAAACTACATCTTTTTACCACAGAGAAAAAAAGTAAATGTTATCATGTGGCAGGTTGGTTTGTGTTAAGCCATACTGGTTCACCAGAAGTAATGTTTTGTCCTAAATATATCTTTATCCAAAGATATAAGTATTTGGGCCCATATTTTACTAAATCGGAAGCGGAAAGCGTGATAAATACGCTATGATTCAAATCAAAAGATTTATTGATAAGGTCTCTTATATAGAAAGTAAACAGGGAAAAGACATAGTATTACCTCTTTCAGAAGCAAGAGGTTTGCGAGATGAATTAGCTAAATTATTAGTTGATCATTATTATGAATCTAAACAAGATAAGCCAGAAAAAGTAATTAATGTTGAGATAGTGGGTGGTAAATTTTAATGTCTAGAACACAACCAAAAATTCTATTAGAGATAGTAGATAAACAGACATATAAACAAGACCAAATTGTAGAAGCATCTGGTATATGGGCCGTTTTCTTAGATGGTCAACCTATCAATTTTAAATCACAACATTATCAAGATCCAGATGCCACGCCTAAATATAAAAAGACTAGTTTCTCTAATCCAGGCCATGCTAGAAATCTATGTCGTAGATTGAATGCACAGTTTAAAACGGATAAGTTTACTGTGGTATTCATGAATAGCGGAAGAACAGTTTATCCAGATGATTCCGCGTAAATCTACTAAACAGCGAATCACAGAGATAGTATTAGCAGAGATACCTGAACATTTGCGTGACAAAGATGTGACCATAGATGAGTTAGTATTTAAATGGTGGCAAACAGGTAGACAAGATGGATTAAGATTAAGTGATGCTGGCAATGATGCGTTTAAGTTAGCAGAGATAGAATATTTTGATTTTGAATTCAAGCAAGATAAGCCTCAATCTTGGCATAGTTTTTTATTAGAAATAAATAAAAAAATGAAATGTCCTTTTTATTTAGGTAAAGATAAAAAACCATATATAAGATTATATGATAGTAAGATTGCTATGTTGTTGAGTTTATATGGCAATCTAAATGATTATTTAGAATCTATAAAGGTAAAATGATGACTACAGAAGAACAAAAACCAAAGAAACCCACAATTACTTTACCGCCGGTAAAAAAGAACAATCAATTCAATCAACCAAAAATGCCTAAACCAAATTCTAAAGGATTTGGTGGAGCTAGTGTTGTTCGTAGGACTGGCAGAGGCCGTTAATACCAAATACCTTCATTACGCATACGGCGTATAAAGGTAAGAAAACTGCTACAGATTCCATAGCATTTTAGATGTACGGTACTGAACATTGCTCGGTCATCTATTTCAGGAAGAAAAATAATACTAGAATTATTAACAGGCACCGTACCTGGAGTAATTATTTGTCCACCACTAGTGGTCACGTTGGTATTTTCTTGTTGAGTTGGGAACCAAAAATAATTTGGATATTTGTTTGATGGTTGGGTCTGGATCCAATCTTGCATATTTTGGTTTCTAGCGTTGATCCAAAATCTATTACCTTGTAGATATTTTTCAGTTACTGGTATATTTGGAGCTAGAGTACCTACATATAGTTGGTTATCTATACGCCAAACATCTACCATGCAAGAAAATCCATAGTTAAGTGCTTTGGTTATTTGACTGGGTGTGTTGGCATCTTCAAAATTTTGTCCATCGTAGATACCCTGATAAGATATGTATAGCATGTAAGTATTTATTATAAGGTGCCCATTTCAGTAAACTAAAGTGTAACCTCAAGCGTTAATAGTAGTGTAGACTTGATAAATCTACATTCATTTTTTAAAGGAAAATACAAATGAAAACAATCGCTACTTTAATCGCTACTTTGTTTGCCGCTTCAGCATTTGCTGCTGATGCTCCTAAGGCTGCTCCTGCTGCCCCAGCCGCTGCTCCTGCTGCTGAACTTAAGCTTCCAGCAAAGAAAGACGAGAAAAAAAGTGAAGTACCTGCTGCCAAAGCAGATGCTAAGGCTGCAGCGCCTGCTGCCGCAACCAAGTAATCTTAAACTATATGACGATGACGATTATATTGGCATAGAAGAATTAGACTTACATGTTTTTTATCGTCGTCCAACTGTCATTGAAAATGAACAAATAATCGAACCTGATACAGATGATCTTAGTGATTATGTAAAAGATAGATTGTTTATCGCTAGATGCTTGGCACTTCGTAAATACGAAGAAAAATGGGGATGACCTCCCCATTTTTTTAATAAACAATTGTTGCACCGCAAAAAATGGCATAAATACATTAGTAGAAACCATAAGTTATTCTACTATTAACAGGAGAACACAAGATGTTTAACTTATTTAAAAAGTTTTTTGATTTATTAGATAGATTTAGCAAACCACAAACAGATTTAGAAAGATTTATCCAATCTAGGAATCCAACACATCCTGGTGAAGTTGATAATCTTATTAAACAATATACTTACGGGAGTACATTATGAGATATATTCGTAAATTTTATGATTTTTTGACAGGTTGGAGTAAAGCAATATACGAATATCGTCAAAGTCGCTATTCTAAATATTACTATTGAGGAGGTACGATGGATTATTTAAATTTCATTATTGCTTTGATATATTTTTTAAAGTTTGATCCTAAGAATTTTGAAGTCCATCCATGAAAAATGAGAAGAGTTAAATTTTCTCGGAAACAAAAAATTAGTTGATTTTCAGCTAATATAAATAAATATAACATATAGGACACAGACACATTATGATTAATCCCTTACTATCATGGTTCAAACCTACCATGAATACAGATTTTTTTATTGATGCATTTCAAGGTGTCAAGCGTGATTTAACTGATAAGATTATTACAGATCCTACATTAAATCGTGCGGCTCATAATTATATTAATAGTCAAACAGAATTTGCCAAGATGCTGACTAAAAATACAGTTGATCTTGCTCACTATTCTATGGATTGTATCTCAGATAGATACTTTCCCAAGAAGGATTAATCCACCTTACGGATCGACATTAACACACACATAGGAGAAATAAAATGTCAGACTACACACCTAAACTTCCCGAAGTGAAGTTCAACAAGAACGGATATGAGATCAGAACCGAAATCCTCGATATGGCTAAAAGCCTTACAATGGATGAATACCACGCTAAATTCCATGGTTGGGAAATCTCGGCACAGCGTGATGAAAAATCAGGACAAGTTGTTACCACAGTAGGTATGCCACAGTTTCCTGGACTTGAGCAAGTGCTAGCCACAGCAGAAAAGATGTACAGCTTTGTCAATCAAGGCGTCAAAAAGTAAAGATCCATGATCTTTACAAAACCCCCGAAAGGGGGTATTTTTTTGGTTGACAATAAATCAGGTTGGGTATAGAATAGAAGCTTAGACAGTCAGACAACAGGAGTGCTTTATGACAACTTACACCGTTCATATGGTCAATTTCAACATGAACAAAGGCACCTTCCCGACTGTGGATGAGGCCATCGCCCAAGCTAAGGCATTAGGTTTTGAATGTGCTATTTGGGTAAACGAGCCCGGTAAACAACCGTTGCATTTGTGCAACATCAAACCTTATTGAAATGAATAGCGAAGAAATCCAAAACCAAGTCGAGGCTTGGGCCCGTACCCGTGATTTTACTGCACCTTACGGTATACTGACTGGTACCCACACTAATCAAAAGGGTATCAAATACCGTTCAGTTACTTTTGGCTATAGCCGTACCTTGGATGCAACCGTGGAAATCTATAACCGAAATTTCATCATAGTCCGGACCAATAGGCATGACCGACAAGTTTTTAAAAATGTTGCGGAAATGCAACAGTTTTTAGACACACTTTGAGCCATTTGACAATAAATGGTCTTGGGTCTATAATAGAATCTTAGACAGTTAGATGACGGAGCAGATGATGAGCGAAGCATTCACGACCTGGGAAGACATGTCCGAACAAGAACAACTCCAGTGCACCTTTTGGGATGCTTACAAGGACGCGCATGGTTTCCGTCCCCGGCACATTGATACGACCACTCTAACCGTGGAAGAGTTGAAGTCAGATATCGCTCGGCTTGCTAGCATCATCCAGGATAACGAGCGCATCCGTCGCGAGGACGAGGCTCGGGCTGTAGTCCGTTTTGAGGCTCGCATCCAAGGTATCATTGAGCTGGGTGCTAAGGATCGTGCAATGGCACTCCGCTGGATTCACGAGGCAGAAGGTACGGATGGGGACGATGAGTATCTCTGCTTCACGGTTGGCATCCCTTATGGCTACTTCAAGCAAGAAGGTCTTGTAGTTTAAGGATTATCCAAGTATGATCTATATCGGCACTAGTCTAGGTAAATGTTTGCGTAGCCTCCTTTTAGGTGAGGTAGACGAAAAAGATGTTCTAGTCATCATTGCTAGGACCAAGGCGCCAGATTTGCGAAAATTTCACGGCGTAGTAAAAAAATATTATGATGATGCTGAGAAATATTCTTCGGTATCCCCTGGTGCTTATGATATAAATGTTAAGCCTTTGGTAGAAGTTATTGATTTGGCTACCCGCCTTTACATAGATGGAAAAATCCATCAACCTAGGTTGTTTGTATTTGGAAATGATTATTTTTTTCATCCCGAATTAGCACAGGATATCTGGATAGAACTATCCCCGAAAAATCGTAATACCACCCCTGCGGTCAAGCAGGCATACGAACATTACAAAATGTTGGATTTACTGACCAAATAAAGCTAGGCCTAGGTTGACAATAATTCCCAGACCTGCTATAATGTATTCATACACTGAGAAAACGGAGAAACAAATGGCTCGCTATCAACGCCCGGTTCTGAATCTTGATGCTGACACTGTTTGGTCGGCTGCTTGCGCGGCTCAACGCATCAACGGTGAGTATGTCAAGGCTGTTACCTCTTATGTGACTAACGAGGACATTCTTCCCGAGTCTGAGCAGACTCCTCCTAAAGAAATCAACCGCGATATTATCAACCGTTTGGTTGCCGATCCTAGTCAGATCACCGATGCTGACCGTG